ATTAACCCTGCCACGTCTTTTACACCCCCTTGCGCCTATTTCCAAACATGCTATATTCCGCGCATGAACAGCGCCATCACAGCAGACCAGTTTCTGCGTGAACTTGCGCTTGCCATAGCTAGAAACCAAGTGGGAGCCATGCGGCCAATCCACGAAGTTATTGCAGGCGAAGGTATCACCCAGACTGAGTACGACGAAATAGCCAAAAACCCGCAGTTTCAGCGGTATGTGGATTCATACGCCAACGACCTGCGCACAAACGGCTTCTCTTTTTCGGCAAAAGCCAAGGTTTTGGCGGAAGATTTGTTGCCGACCCTCTACCACATGGCCCGTGACCCCGACACACCGGCGGCTGTACGGTCAAAAATCGCTGAAAACTTCGTCGAATGGGCTGATTTGAAGCCAAAAACAGGGCAAATTGGGCAGGTTGGTGCCGGTTTTTCGATCACAATTAACCTCCCATCGACCCCTGAAAAGCCCGCAGAAACGCTGATTTTTGACGCAAATCCGCCTGTTTCCCCTGCAAAAGTGCTGTTTTTAGAGGATGATTCCTATGAATACGCCGGGGAAGACTACTGCCAATGAGCAATCAGATCAATTACACCCCACCGAAGTCCCTAGCGGGCTTTCTGACATCAGAAGCGTTTGTATCCCTCGTCTCAGGGCCAGTAGGAAGCGGCAAATCCTCCGCTGCCATGATGAAGATTGCGTACCACGCGAAGAAAATGAGGAAGGGACGCGATGGGGTGCGAAGGTCTAGGGCAGTGGTGGTGCGGAACACGAACCAGATGCTGACAGATGCGACAATCCCGACATTCATGACGTGGTTCCCAGAAGGGGTGGCGGGGTCTTATGCGCGTACTGACAAAAGGTTTTTCCTTCGCTTTGATGACGTGGAGTGCGAGGTGCTCTTTCGTGGTCTGGACGATGCCAACGACGTTCGACGGCTTTTGTCACTTGAATGTTCATTTGGCATCCTCGATGAATACCGCGAAATCCATCCCGACATATTTAATGCGCTACAAGGCCGCGTTGGGCGGTATCCCTCCGTTGCCAATGGAGGTTGCGTAACTGACGACGGAACGCCGAACCATCACATCTGGGGGGCGACGAACGCGCCGGACGCGGATACTTACTGGGAAGAGTACATGTCCGAGCCGCCGTCCACGGCCAAGATATTCATGCAGCCCAGTGCCTTGTCTGCCGAGTGTGACTGGTCGGAGAACCTGATCGACGGGTACTACGAGACGTTGGCCGAGGGCAAGACCGAGGATTGGATCGACGTTTACATCCACAACAAATTCGGGCGATCGCTGTCCGGCACTCCGGTGTATCAGAAATCGTTCTTCGGAGATTTCCACGTGGCCAAGGACGAGCTGCGGGCGGTGAACTCATCAGACTATCCCATCATTATCGGCGTCGACTTCGGGCGCACACCGGCAGCGGTGTTTAAGCAGCGGGACCCCCGTGGGCGTGTGTTGACGCTTGGTGAGATCACCTCAGAGAACATGGGCATCGAGACGTTCATCAGAACCAAGCTAACGCCGTACGTGGCCAACAACTACCCCGGATATAGTGTGCTCTGTGCGCCTGACCCGGCGGGATATGCCAAGACTCAGTTGAACGAGATGACGCTGGTTGATGCGCTAAAGGCCGCTGGGTTTAAGTGTGTTAAGCCGCCGTCGAACAAGCCCGAGCTGCGGATACAGGCGGTTGAGCGGTTGCTATCTCAGCAACTGGAGGGGAAGGCGATGTATTTAATAGACCCTCGGTGTCAGATGCTGATCAAAGGGTTTCGGTCGGGGTACCGGTATCGGGTTAAGAAGAACGGCGAGTTGGAAGACAGCCCGGACAAGAACGAGTACTCCCACGTCCACGACGCCAACCAGTACGCCGACAGTGTGATCGACATGAACGTACGCGGGGTGGCGATGTCCAGTACTCGACGGGAAGTTAAGCGCGTACAATATATGTATACCTAGCACCTTGACACGCCACATCCGTGAGTGTACATAGGGGCATCACGCATCGCGGTTAGGAAATACCATGAACGGATCAGGTCTTGCACTCATGCCCGTGGCACGGGTGGCCGACTTAGAGGCGGAATCTAAGAAACGTGCGATGGAACAGAACGCACAGCCCGTCATTCAGGGGCTGGCGGCGCATGTGAAAACCCGCTGGGATACCGCCCGCTTGGCCAAGCGAGAGTTGGAAGAGCGCATGCTAAAAGGCTTGCGCCAGCGCAACGGTGAGTATGACCCGGAGAAGCTAGCCGAGATTCAGAAGCAGGGCGGCTCAGACATTTATATTCAGTTGACCTCGGTGAAGTGCCGCGCAGCGACAAGCTGGCTGCGGGATACGTTACTAGGCACAGGCTCAGATCGACCATGGAGTCTTGAGGCCACACCCATACCAGAACTGCCGCCGGATGTAATTAACCAACTGCAAGCGAAGATGGCGGCGAAGCTCATGCCGCTCTACGCAGAAGGACAGTCGGTTCCGCCTGAGATGCTTGAGGAAGCAGCCAAGGCGATGAAAGACCAAGCCATGCGTGAGATGAAGGAAGAGGCGGATCGCCGCATCGACCGCATGGAAACCAAGATGGAAGACCAGATGGTCGAGGGTAACTTCCTCGCTGCGTTTGACGAGTTCTTGGATGACATCGTGACGTTCCCCTACGGCGTGATCAAAGGACCGGTCAAGCGTCGTCGCAAATCGATGAAGTACGTCGATGGCAAACTCACCACAGTTGATGTGATTCGCAACGAGTGGGAGCGCGTCGATCCGTTCATGATCTACTGGGCACCGTGGTCGTGGAAGCTGGGTGATGGCTACATCATCGAGCGCCATAGAATGACGCGTGAGAACTTGGAATCGTTAATCGGTGTTGAGGGATATTCCGAAGACGCCATCCGTACGGTACTGGATGATTTCAAGCTAGGTAATCTCAAAGAGTGGTTGTGGACTGACTCAGCGAAGGCCACCGCAGAAGGTAAGAACTTAACGTACGCGCTGCATACCGATGACTTGGTAGACGCGTTGCAGTTGTGGGATACCGTCCAAGGGCAGATGCTGATCGACTGGGGCATGAAGCCAGAAGAGATTCCTGATCCACAGTTGTCGTACCCCTGCGAGATTTGGTTGATCGGCAACGTCATCATCCGTGCGGTATTGAACTATGACCCACTGGGGCGCAAGCCGTACTACTTAACCAGCTACGAAAACCTGCCCGGGTCAGTCGATGGCAAGGGCGTAACAGACCTCTGCCGTGACTCACAGACTATGGTCAACTCGTCGGCACGAGCACTGGCGAACAACATGGGTATCTCGTCGGGGCCGCAGGTGGGGGTCAACATTTCCCGCATACCGGCTGGTGAAGAGATCACTGAGATGTATCCGTGGAAGGTGTGGCAGTTCCAGTCGTCGGAGTACAACGACTCGGCTCCACCATTGTCGTTCTTCCAGCCGGGTAGCAACGCACAAGAGTTGATGTCGGTGTTCGAGAAGTTCACGCAACGCGCGGACGAGGACACGATGATTCCTCGTTATATGACAGGCGAACACGTGGCGGGCGCAGGGCGTACGTCGTCGGGCTTGTCGATGTTGATTTCCAACGCAGGCAAGGGCATCAAGCAGGTCATCAGCAACATCGACCAGAACATCCTAATCCCCATCGTCGAGCGGCTGTACCAAGACAACCTGCGCTACAGCAACGACCCGGACTTTATCGGTGATCTGAAGGTTGTCGCCAAGGGTGCGCAGTCGCTGGTGATTAAGGAGTCGGAAGCCATCCGTCGCAATGAGTTCTTGCAACTTGTGCTGAACAGTCCAATCGCTTCGCAGATTGTTGGCATGAACGGCACTGCAGAACTACTACGTGATGCGGCGCGGAACCTATCGGGTAATGTGGACCGCATCGTTCCAGACCGCCCAACGGTAGACATCATCCAGCAACAGCAAGAGACGATCGCACAACTGCAGCAGCAGATCGCTACATTCATGGGCGCAGCGCAGGAAGCCATGCAGGGCGGTGGCATGCCGGGGCAGAAGGCACCCAAGAACATGTTGCCCGACGGTTCTCAGGTAGGCGGTAGGGAATCGAACATGGTATCCCCTAGACCTAACGGAGTTTAATTATGGCTATTAAAGGTATGACCACCCCGTCTTGCGCAGCTTTAATGATGGAACTATTCCACGCGCGGACTAACGCGCACATCATGCACTTGGGTACTCGTAGCTTCGCCGCGCATAAGGCGTTGGGCGAGTTCTACGAAGAAATCGTGGGTAAGACTGACTCTTTGGCCGAGGCTTACCAAGGCCGGTACGGGCTGATTAACTTCCCAGAAGTGCCGTTTAAGCGCGAGGCTGACGCAGTTATTATGCTCAAAGGCTTGCGCCGTTATATAGACGACAACCGCATGATGATGGTTCCTGATTCAGAATTGCAGAACCTTATTGACGAAATTGTCGCTTTAATTGACAGCACACTGTACAAACTAGAGTTTTTGTCTTAATTTGTTGACAAAAGCTCTACACAGTGCTTAACATTTATATATGAATATTTTCATAGGAGTTAAGCCAGATCGTACGACTTTAGGCTTGCTATCTCGGTATAGGGGCCAAGAGCACGAAGGCTTAACTAAGCTCTTTAGACAAAAGCTGGAAGAAGTCAAAACCTCTCTCGTCATCGCTGACGATGAGCATCTGCTTCGCCGCCTCCAAGGGCAAGCCAAGGTTTTGCAAGATTTTTTGGAGGCGCTGGAAACAGCACCTTCAGTTTTGGAGCGGCTTAAATAGCCGAATATCAACCGTAGCAAACCATTATGTCTGACTGCACACCTTCGAGGAGCGGTATGGCAGAGTTGGAGCTGAAAGGGAAACACTATGGCATTGCCTAAGCAAGTAGCGCAGCAGTTGAAAGAAATCGAGGAACTTGAGAAGCAGCTAGCTGGGAACGCGGAACCCCCGCCCGAGGAAACTCCACCGGAAGAACCCGCTCCAGAGCCAGCAGAGCCTGTAAGTGAAGAGAAGCCTGCTCCGAACGCTGAAACAAAGCCGAACGAGACGAAGACTGGTGAGGTACCAGAGGAAACATGGCAGCAGAAGTACCGTACCCTTCAAGGTATGTACGACGCTGAAGTTCCAAGACTGCATGCAAAAGTCAAAGAACTTGAAACCTATGTTACTCAACTGCGTAACCAACAAGCTGAAAAGCCTGTTGAACGCTCGGAACCAAACAAGAAATCGCTCGTAACCGAAGCTGATGTTGAGACTTTTGGTGCCGATCTTATTGAAGTACAGCGTAAGGTGGCGCGTGAAGTCGCGGCGGACTTTGAGACGCGGCTAGAAGCTTTAGCTGCGGAAAACGCAAAGTTGCGTGATGAGCTTGTAAAGACAGACTCCCGCGTTGGGGAAGTGTCATTCGATCAGAGACTGCGATATTTAGTACCAGACTTTGATCAAATCAATGACGACCCTAAGTGGATAGCATGGCTTGATGAGTTCGATCCTATTTTGCGCTCTGCACGTCGTGTAATCGCGCAAGACGCTTACGCTCGTGGCGATGCTGAAGGCGTTGCGTATTATGTTAAGTTGTTCCGTGATACACAAGCAGCCCCACAGATCGACACTCGGCAATCAGAAGTTGAACGTCAAATTCAGCCGACTCGAACTGCTACATCGCAGACTCCGGTCAGCCAGAAAGGAAAGTCCTACACCACGAGGGAAGTGGAGAGGATGTTCCAGAAGGTTGCAGAGTTGACTCGTACTAGCAAGTTCGAAGAAGCTAAAAAACTTGAAGCCGAGATCGATGCTGCTTATCTTGAAGGACGCGTCACAGCGTAATACAAGTCAGTAGCCTTGATCGAAACCAACTTTGATCTTTCTTTAGGAGTAAGTCATGGCTACTGTATTTCCGGCTAACGCGCCGTTTAACACCAATCCTAGCTATTCTGGTGCTTTTATTCCGACCCTCTGGTCGGGTAAGCTGAACGCTAAGTTCTACCAGAACACCATGCTTGCCGAGATCGCTAACACGACTTGGGAAGGTGAACTGAAAAACCAAGGCGATACCGTGCGTATCCGCCTCGCTCCGTCAATCAGCATCTCTGATTACGAAGTCGGTAACAATCTGAGCTATGAAGTCCCAACCCCGATTTACACTGATCTTCAGGTAAACAAGGGTAAGTACTTCGGCGTTCAGGTCAGCGACGTGCTCGGCTATCAGTCGGACATCGACCTGATGAACATGTTTACCGAAGACGCAGCCAAGCAACTGAAAATCTCGATTGAGAACGAAGTGTTCTTTAACTCGTTCGTGACCGAGGGTCCAGCTAACGCTAACGAGGGTGGTTCGGCAGGCGCAATTTCTGCTGCTTACAACCTCGGTACCGATACAACCCCGATCGATCAGTCGAGCGCAGCTAACGTCCTGAACGCTATCCTGCGTATGTCGTCGGTTCTGGACGAGCAAAACGTCCCTGAGACTGGCCGCTGGCTGCTGATCTCCCCGTTTGACCGTCATCTGTTGATGCAGTCGAACATCGCTCAGGCGTACTTCACTGGTGACCCAGAGAGCACCATCCGTTCGGGCAAGATCGGTATGTTGGACCGCTTTACGGTCTATGTATCGAACCTGCTGCCGAAGGGCGCTGCTGGTAAAGCACTGGTTGCTGGCCTGTCCGATACCGCTACCGGCGGTGCTGTGGCTAACGCAAAAGCTCGTCGTACCATGATTGCTGGTACCAAAGACGCCGTTGCTTTCGCAATGACCGTCAACAAGACTGAGCCTCTGCGTAACCAGACTGACTTTGGCGACATCGTTCGTGGCCTTGCAGTATATGGCCGCAAAGTGGTGAAGCCAGAAGCTCTGGTTCTAGCTCAAGTCGGTTCGGCATCGTAATAAACGGGGGCTTCGGCCCCCGCTTCCTCTTTTATTTAGGAGAAAATCATGGCAGGTACTCAGTTCCCAGCAATTGTTGGTGGCGTTCAGACTGGCATCACCGCCGGTGCTACCCAAACCCAAGCAGGCGCGACCGCCGTTACCGGCGCAGTTGCAACTGTTACTGTAGTCGCCGCAGATAACGATGGTGTTATTCTGCCTGAAGGCATGGCCGCGCAATCGCGCGTAGTCATCGCTAACCTTGACTCCGCTCAGGACATCAAGGTATACCCACCAGTTGGTGGCACCATCAACGGCGCAGCAGCAAACGCCGCACTGGTGGTTGGTCAGCAGCAAGTAGTTGAGTGTATCCAAATCGGTTCGACCGGCCTTACATGGGTCGCACTGTTGGGTGCAGTGGCTACCCCAGCCTAAACAGTAAAACGGGGGGCTTCGGCCCCCTTTAATTTTTGGAGGACTTGATGACTGTCTACGAACTTGTTGACAAACTAGGTGGTGAAGTCTGCCGAGGCAGAGCGCGTGTACGCCTTGATGGCAAATGGATAATTATTGGTCAGCTTAACGGCGACGACATGATATTTACCGAAGAAGGCCGACAACTACTTGCCGCGCCGGACGTTATGCCTGATGATGGCCCCCGTAAGCGTGGTAGAC